ACTGGTTAGCTTTGGAGTGCTAGTCTCATCTTTGGGTTTTACGGAAAGTTTAATAAGTTCCGCTGTTTTCTCGTTACGCTGTACTTCTACCGCAGCCTCTATTTCTGACTGCTCCAGTACACGCAACGGCTTGAAACAGAGCTTTGGTGTAGAACTATCTGTATCGAAACGAATCTCTGTAAGTAAAGAAGCTAGAGGTACAGGTCTTTCTTGTGAGGTAAGGAAGCGAGCATAAGCCTGTAAGCCCATCTTTTGCTTGTCATCCCCAAATACACTGGTAGCGGGTAGAGACAGTTGGTAAATCTCTTTAGACACCACCTTGCCTTCAGCATTAGCTAACAGGAGGGCCACACGCTGTTGAAATCTACAGGCACGTCCTTCACCCATACCAGAGCCTTTGATGTTCTTTGGGCAGTCAAAACAAGATAGTGACTGAACGTCATCTCTGGCTACGTCTTCAGAAGGCTTGCCAGTATTTGTATCTGATGACCAACAAGTAGGCGGGTTGTTCTGACCCGCTACATACTGTCCGGCGTAATACATACGTGAGATAGGTGCAGACTTAACGATCACAGCTTTGAGGGCGCGATCTTCCAGTTCACCTACTTCTTGTCCATTTACCACTTTACGAAACACACCGCCACGTATGGACAGTCTGTTTACACCACCGGTAGTGGCTCGACCTGCGGCATTAGTATCAACTTCCAGTTGCCCTAGGAGTTCCTTAAACTCATCCGGCATGTTGTCAAACAAAGCTACTTCGCTCATAAATCATCTTCCTCGCAGAAATCCAGTTGTTGCTGAACTGGTTCGTTTTCAAGTTTATCTTCGGTTGGGGGTGCTTCTTGCTTCAGCGCGGCTACTACTTGTGGAATGCTGAACCGGTACGTGTACCCGACCTTTATGTAGGTTTCGCTAGGTATGTACCCTTTCGCAATCCACTGCCGGATTGTTTTTGCCTTTACAGACAAGTATTGCGCCAATTCCTCAATCGGAACGTAGCTATCGGTCATTTCTTCCTCCGTACAGTTACCTTGTATTCGGTATCACAATTCAACCCCGGCGGCAGTATCTCGGGGTTTTCTTCTAGGAATTGACGCATGTTGCCTTGATGGATGCGCTTTTCCAGTAGGTCTACACACTCGTGCTCTAGCATAAATCGGTTCATTGCGTCCCAATCGCTAGTCCAGAACTTGCTTCTGGTTGAGCGGTAGAATGTACCCGACTTAGTTTTAACAGACTCAACACCATGCTCTTCGCAATGCTTGTTGAACTCTTTTTCTAAGAGGGATAGCTTGGCGTCCAGTGCTTCTTCCTGCGCCCGAAAGTCTCTAGCTAACTCAGCTTTCTGATCTCGGATACGAATGAAGACTTTCACCAGACGATCAAGATCGCTTGGGTCATTACTCATTTCACCATTCTCCATAACTTATATTGTTGTTTTGTGTACTATAGTGCCTTTATGGTCACAATTCAAGCACATCTTGGTATAAGTCTATTATTTTTGTATGTATGTTTATTCGTTCGTCTAACAGCTTGTAAATGCGTTTCTCTACGTTGGAGCCTTGCAATTGCACCACAGTACAGGGGTGCTTCTGTCCTGACCTGTGTACTCTAGCGTTGGCCTGTGCGTAGGTTTCCAGAGAAGATACTGGCCCCCACCAGACAATAGTGTTAGCGGCTGTAAGCGTCACACCATGAGCCGCAGCCTGTGGTTGTATGATTAGAACTCTTGGGTCTTCTTTATTCTGAAAGTCTTTGAATATCTGGGTGCGCTTTGATGCGCTTACGTCACCTCGGATGATTGCACTGGTTATACCATCTTTGGTTAGCTTCTCTTCCAGTAAATCAATGACGTGTTTGAACGGTACAAAGATAAGAACTTTCTGGCTTGATTCGTCTATAACCTCTCTCAGCACCTTGTATCGGTTCTTTATATCGAACTCCACCGTCTCTCCAGTGTCGGTATACACCGCACCACAGGAGATTTGCAGTAACTTGTTCATGTTAACCGCAGCGTTGGCCGCACTTATCTGCTCACCATCGGCTGTTGCCATCATCTGCTTACGCAGTATGTCGTAGTATTTCTTCTGTTGTGGGGTCAGTGCTACTTCACGTTTCACATAGGTCATGTCTGGTAAATCCAAACACTCTTCTTTGGTGAATCGTATGGCGGGTTGTAGTGCGTTGAACACTATGTCTATAGAATTAGGTTTAGGTACCCACTTGAACTGAGTAACCTTGTACATAACTAGCTCTCTGAAAGCCCCGAAGAACCTAGGTACACCTCTAGGATTTATAAGTTTAGCTAGCCCGTAAGCGTCCAGCGGGCTTTGTGCAGCAGGAGTACCGGTCATCATCCAGAGCCAAGTGTCTGGGGTTAGGAGCCTGTTCATTGCCTTCCATCGTTTGGACTGCGCGTTCTTGTAGTGGGTAGCCTCGTCTATAATAATCAGATCAAACCCACCGTTAGCGATCTCTTCTTCTACAATCTCTATCCCGTCGTAGTTAATTACCACAAACTCGGCACCGCCGTTTATGATCTCCTGTCGCTTTCTCTTGGAGCCGTGTGCTATATCTACCGACCGGTGCATAGCAAAATTAAATAAGTCTCCGGCCCATGCCGACTCCATAATCGACAATGGGCATACTATGAGAGCACGTTTAATTACCTTCTGTTGCATCAAGAAGTCTGCGGCCCAGATTGCAGAGCCTGTCTTTCCTGTACCTTGCTCATTAAAACAGAACGCTCTCCTGTTCATGGTCAAGAAAGATGCAGTTGTTTTCTGATGCTCGAAAGGAGGGAACCGTCCCGGCCAGTTGTACTTACCTAATATTGGTGACGGTACGTTCTTTACATTCAGGTTTCGTAATACCCTAGCCTCGTCCACACCCCACCTGACTAGCACCTTGTTGTTACCCAAGTCTTTACTATCAGGTATGGCTGTGGTTATTTTTGAGGGATTACGTAGCTTTAGGAGTAACCCTTTGTTCTCCAGTATTCTCACGGTTCTAACCCTCTCAACTTACGTATTTCACGTTCTTCTTTTAAGGGCTTAAACTTAAAAAAGTCTTTATATTCTGGATGTTTAGCGCAAAAAACCCGAGCGTAAAAAGCAATATGGTCATTTGATATTTTGAACTCTTTACCAGTGGTTTCTATCGCAGTGTGCCACCTAACTCGATTCATCACTGCCCAATGAGAATATCTGGGCCTTCCCGAAGCTGCTGCTTCCAAAGAAAACTTTTCAAACGCAGTCCATATACTTGGATTCTTTTTGTGCCAATCAGCCCATTCTTTTTTTCGTTTTTGTATCTTTTCCTTCAGTATGTCTATCTTATCTTCTATTTCCATCATTTCTCCTGACTTACGGTACTACTTCTTTTTCTTTTCGCGCTTACTAGTTTCAGAAACTAAACGCCCTTTTGAATCTCGTTTGAACGATCTATTTTTAGACTTGCTTTCTATCTTGGTACCGTGAGAGTTCTTGCCACCCTTGCTTAGTGCTTTCTTGTGGCTAACGTCCTTGCCCTCTCGCTTGTCGGCTTTGCCGTTCTTGTTCTTATCTACACCTTCCTTGTCTATCTTACGCCGTGCACGCTGCCGCTCCATACGGTCAGCATGTTCACCACGCTTTTTCTGTTGCTCGTACTCTTTCTTATAAGGACGTTTCTTTTTTGTATATGGCACCTCGTTTCTCCTTATGCTCTTGCTCCAACATTTCAATATAAGTAAGGATGCTCCAACCAGTAACTGCTTGTTTAGGTTTACAGCCTTCTCTATGAGGCGGTAGCTCCACTACAGAAAGCATTCCAGCATCTATCAATTCTCTAACTAGCCCAATACGTATGCCTAGTATGTCTCCAACAGAGTGCAGGCTATGTAAGGGATATACCGAAACCAGCCTAAACACTATATCTTCTTTGGCTGCTTCTAGCTTATGGTTTTGAGGCTCCGGTATATGTTTCCTTAATCTCTTGTTGTATTTAGGCTTTTCTTCCTGTACCGCTTTACGTTCTGCGTCCATAGCTGCATTGCGGTCAGAGAAATGCTCTATATCTACCCTAGTTATTTCGTCGAACCAATCAGAGTTATTCTTATGCTCCGCCAGACGTTTCATGGATTGCAAGGATATACCTACATACAACAACTGACCTTCGGCGTCGAAATGTCTATATAACTGCGTGGGTTTAGCATGCAGTTGTTCTTGCATCATCTCCTCCCG